ACCCGTAAGGTCAAGACCTGCCATTTGCCCACTCCGTCAGTTGCCGCAGCATCGCCGCGGTGGTTCCACCTGGCACGTTCTCGAGGTCCAACCGGTTCAGGGCCGCACGCTCCAACTCCTCGGCGTCGATCGCGGAGAGAAACTCAGCCGCGGCCGGACCGGGATCGTCCATGAAGTCGGCGACCTGGACTCGCGCAAAGCCCTCAAATGCGGTCGCCGACTTGTTCTTGGCGAGATAGAGGGTGATCTCGGGCAGCGGTGAGGCCGACGACATATCGAGGTTCAGGCCCGTGAGGTGACTCTGGATCGGGTTGCCGTCGAGCGTGATCTCAGCCCGGCCGAGCCCATCGGTCCTAATGGTCACATCGTGGGGCTTGGATTCTCCGAGATGCTCCGTCTGCTCAGTCATAGGACCAGTCTACCGCGACGGTGCCTTCTCATGAGTGAGTCAGCCGCGTGCAGCCCGAGCAGCTTGGCGACGATCGCGCACCAACGACCGCGGCCGACTCGTCATCGCTTCACGGCCCGGGTTGTAGTCGATCGCTTCTTGATCGGCACGCTGCTCCGGTGTCGTCGACGCCTGGGCCTTCTTCGCTTGAGCCGTCGAGGTGACGTCAGGCCGGGGCCCGAACCCGCGCTGGCAGTTCGGGTGGGAGATCGGATTCATGGCCGCTTCGTCGAGTGTGCGGATCGTCCCGTTCGCCTTGTCAGACGAACCGTGGTCTGTCCAACCGCAGTCCGAACCGTCAAACACCTCCACGTACTCCCCTCCATTTGCGTACACCTCGTTCAGGGTGCCGGCGTTGTAGGCGACCGCGGATTTGGTCCGGGCAACCATCTCGGAATACAACTTCGCCGAGACACGAGAACCGTCCCGATAGGTGACGTGGGTGATGCTGTAGTCGGCGATCAGACGATCCTGCAGGGCACGCCCAGCCTGCCGTGCCGTGCGGTTCCCGGCAGCGATCTTCGGCAACTCCTTACGGGATGCGGTCCGCACAGCCTTCGCGAACTCCTCACCGGTCTGACCGGCAGCGACCGACCTTTGCAGGAAGTCCTCATAGGTGTCGATCGCGAGGGCCGTGAATGCGGCGGCGTGGAGTGTCGTCCACACCGGCAACCCGCCTCCTTGCTGAATGCCGGCGAGGTATTGCGGGCTCAGGTGCAGCGCCGCGAATCGTTCCAAGTGGTATGAGATGTCTTCCCGGAACCGATCCATCGCGTCCTGGAACTCGAGCAGTGTCGCGTTGACCAGTTCCTTCCGGCCCATCGTGAGGGACTCGGCGACACGAATGCGTTCGGCTTCGAGATCGTCCCACGCTTGCTGCATCGCTTCGCCCATCAGACGGGCGCCCTCGGCAGGATCGCCGACAGGCAGCGGAGGCCAGTCGTACCGGGCCACGGCCTACCTCCGGCGGGTACGGACGAACGGAACGACTTCGAGACGATCGTCAGCGGCAGCCTCGACATCTCCGCCTCCGGCGTTGTCCGACGGATCATCGTCCATGCGCACGAGCTCAGCAATCTGCCGTTCGATCGCCTTGACGTTCTCGGCGTAGGACAGGGACGCAACACCAGACACGTTGACCGACATCGGTTGCGCGAGCCAACCAGCACGCCTCTTGCGCAGAGTTTCGAGAGCAGTGTCACGAACGGACCCGAGACGATCGAACGCAGCTTGCAGTTCCGCGGCGTCCGGCTTGTCGCCGAGTTGGGACCCCAACCACTTCAACTGTCGCTCGGTCAGTTCCATCAGGTGCTCCTATATGGGGGTGGCCCGACCCCCGCGAGGGAGGGAGCGGGGATCGGGCCGTGTCGGGTGTTCCGGTCGTTAGGCGCCGATGATGCCCTTGCGGCGCTGGCCGTTCTGCTCAAGAGCGAACACGCGAGCGTACTCGTCTTCGCTGGACGCTTCGAGGTGATCGAGCACGCCCTTGATGCCGTGGTCATTCGGGTCGAATTGGTCCGGCGCATCGTCGTCATCGTCGTCATCGCCGCCGACGAGATTGTCCAGGTCGGTCAGATCGTCCGGGTCTGGCGCATCAGCCACGGTGTCGTCGTCGGCGTCCGGGGGTCCGTCTTCGCCGTCGTCGACCAGCAGCGAGGGATGGACGAACAGCGCCACATCGTCGGGAACTTCATCGCCGGGGCGGAAAGCCTGAGCGCGGGCCGCGAGGCCACGCGGGAAGTGAAATGCGAGGCGTGCTCTGGGCATTGGGGTTCTCCTACTTCGTGGGGGATGGTGGTGAAAGAGGGCCGTGGCTGCGTTCTTCCCCAAGACAGCAGCCACGACCCCCTAGATTGTTAGGTCAGGACGGTCGCCGAAACGAAGTCTTCCGGCGCGTACAGGACGGGCATGGCGACCGCGTTGCTCTTGGTGCCCACGCGAACCGGGTTGTCCGACTCGAACTTCGTCACGATGATCCCCGGAAGGTCCTCGCGCTCGATGCGGGGATTGCCCGAACGAGACAGCGCCAACTTCTCCGCGGTGATGCCGTACTGCGTCTCCGCGAACTCCTGCTTGTTCGAGGGGAGAAGGATGAACTTCTCCTCTGCGAGCACACGGGTGTTCACGCCGTCAACCCGAACCTGAGTGTCGTACTCACGGATCGGGGGGAGACGGTTCGAGTCGCGCACGGACTGGACCTGGCCGGGCTGCAGGGTCGGTCGGCCCGTGGTCGTGGTGATGTCACCGTAGAACGACTGCTTGTACTGGTCGTTCTGCGCCAGCATCGACACAACCGCGGAGGACGACAGGGCATCGCCGGGCTTGCCCGAACCGGTCGCGATCAGGTGGTTGATCCAAGCACGCTCGTCGTCGAGCGGCTTGGCGCCTGTCTGATCCCACTTGATCGTGGCTGTGGGCAGGTTCAGCGCATCGACACCGAAGTCGGCCTCGATGGTCAGACCGTTCTCGTCGACGAGCGAGAATACGCCGTCTTCGAGGAGGTCGCCGGCGGCAAGTTCCAGACGGGACTTGATGCCGAGAATGTGCGCCTCGATGTCGTCATACAGCGCGTCGATGAGGTCTTCGTCATCGGCGCCCCTCGCGATGCTGAGCAGGATCGTCTCGAGCTCGTTGATGATGAACGCCTGGCCGAGCGGGGGCAGCAAGCCCTCGGTGACGCTGTGCGACACCTCACGACGACCGAACGGGGTTTCCGTGTCGTACGCACGGAACTTGGCCGTGTTGATCCGGCGCTCCCGACGCTTGATGCGGTACTTGACGTTGTTGATCTCCGTCTCGGGGACGATCTCTGAGGTGAGCAGGAAGTTCTCCGGGTTCGGCACCTGGTTCGCGTAAGCGAGGATGTCGGCCGGGAGGACGTTGGCGAGCAGTTCCATAGCGTTTCTCCTTGTGGAAGGTAGTCAGACCCGGCCGGATCAGACGTACAGGATGTGGGCGGAGCCCTCGGACTTGTCGAACGTGAAACCGTCCGGCACCGGGAGCAGCTCGGAGGCGACTCGGCCTCGCCAGTAGATGGCGATGCCCGCGACGGTGGAGTCCGCGGAAACCTTGACCGCCTCGTAGACGTGGAGGCAGTCCGCGGCCTGTACAAGCGCCTCGGGGTCGCCTGCGAGCGTGATTGCAGGGCCCCACTTCTTGGAAGTTCCGTCCTGGACGATGGGCGTGCCCGACGCGATGTAGCCGTCGGCTGTCAGGGTGAACAGGGCCACGTCAGCCGTGCCGGTGAAAGTCGAGTCGATGCCGTCCATCGACGCGATCCATTCCTGCTGATCGACGGGCGCGGCCACGGTGGTACGAGGCTGGATATCCATGCCTTCGCTCCTTCTCCCCCGTTTTGGGGGCTTGGTTGGTTACGTGACACTTCCCACCGGTTTCGGTGGGTCGCTCCGCGATTGGGCGCGGTCCCTGACCACCCGGAGGTGGCTAGTCTTTGGTCCAGCCCTTGCGGCGAGCGCGGTCGAGGCCAACAGCCCCAACGACTTGCCCATCGGGCTTCTTGCGGTCGCCGGGCCGGCCGGCGGGGATGACGCCCTTGGGCTTGGGCGTGACTTCTTCTTCGTCCTTGCCGAACAGTTCACTGCGACGAGCCTTCAATGCGGTCGCAGCCTCGGCCACGGCCTCAAGATCGTCGTCGTCTGCAATCGAACCGTTCAGGAGCATCAGCGCGTCGATGAGGTTCTGGCCCTTCGCGCCTTCCTCAATCAGGATCGACTTGACATCGACGAGACGCTCCTTGGCCGCTGTCTCCCGTTCACGCTGCTCGGACCGGCGCTCACGTTCGGTGAGCTCGTTGTCGCGGCGCTCCTGCTCTGTGAGGGACTTCTGTGCGGCTTCGCGCTGGGCGTCGACAAACGTCTTGGCATCGGCCTCGGAATCGAAACCGAGAACCTTCCACGCATCGGTCTGTCCAGCGCGCTTCCCCTGGCGCTTCTCGCGGGCCATGATCTCAGTGACCTCGGCCTGCGTGAACGTCTTCTTGGGATCGTCCTCGACGTCGTCCGGGTCGTTGCTCGGGTCGTCGTCAGACGCACCGAGGATCGGCCAGAACTTGCGGCCTGTCTTGGGGGAGACGTAGATCGGCTCGAGAACCAGTCCCGTGTGAGGGTGGATCATCGGCTTCAATGGCAGCTTCACGTCTTGCTCTCTTTCTCGTCGGGTCCCGATTCATGTCGGGTCGCTTCCCAGATCGCTGGGTCGACACCATCATAGAACATCATCCAATGAATGGTATGTACCTATGACGTTCTCGGCGGAGTGTCATCTCCACCGAGGTTCGGCAACGGGACTGTGGGGACCGGAGCGGCGACAGGCGCAGCCAGTCCGAGGAACTCTGCGACCGCGGCCGGATCGTTCGTCGCATCAGCCAATTCGTTAGCGGCCTCAAAGTCCCGGTGGTCGATGCGCTCGATCTCCGCGGCGATGTCCTCGACCGGGAAGCCCACGTCGACGAGCATTCCGATGCCTGTCTCGCGGCTGATGATCTTCTTCTCGATCGCCGTCGCCACGATGTCGAGCGTGCCCTTCATGTCGGACGGCAGGAACGAACCCAACCTGATCTCGGCCCGCGGAGTCTCGCCGGGCGGGAGCACGCCGTTCGCCTGATAGAGGCGCTGCACCATCTTGAGCATCAGGGGGTACTTGACGTCTCGGGTCAGACGCATCTGCCGAATCATCGCCGACAGGGGTCCAAAGGACAGTTGCATCGCGTAGCCCGAGGGGACCTCCGACGGGTCCAGCGTTCCCAGGACGGCGGCGGGGAGCCGGGAGTTGACCGACATTCGATCCCGCAGCGAGCCGACAAAGTTGCGCAGCTCGGCGAGGTTCGCCGCAGTGTCGACGACCGACAATTTGCCGTTCTCGCCCAGTTCCCACACCGCGCCACCCTGGACAACCAGTTCTCGACGCTTCCCGGCCGACGTCGTGGGGTCGCCCCCGATCTTCGCGCCGGACACACCGATGATCGGCGAGCCCGTGGTCGCTGATGCCTTCTGTGCGTCCGTGTCGGCGTTCTGCAGATCGTCGAGGATTTGGAGGATGCGAGACAGGGACGACTGTCCGTAATGGTTCCCACCCGGCGGGGTGTTCGGGACATGCACGACCGGGATGAAGTCGATGCCGAGGTCCATGTCCTGGATCAGTTCGCCGTCCGCGGTTTCTCTGATCGTGGCCTTCTCGAGGGTCAGGCCGTCGACCGTCATGTCGTCAATGTCGTCGAGAGTCCATGTGGCGTCCGTCAGGAAGCACGCCCACTCCGACGGCTCGGTGTCCCACGCATAGGTCCGAACGATCTTCTCGTCCACGTACTCCGTGTCAGCGGGAAGCGTCAGGACGCCCTCGAATGTCTCCGGGTCGAGCACTTCCTCGAACTCGAACCGGCGGAGCTCGTAGGTGAGGCGGCGCAAGCGTGGCTTGTCGTCCGCGAAGTCCTCGGCCGGCAACTCCCATGCGAAGAACACCTTCGTGGGGTATTCGTACGAGTCGATGCTGTCGGGGATGACCGGGAAGTAGAACCCGGGGTCCATGACAGCGCACGTCGGGCGGCTCGTCCGTTCGTCCCAGCCGAGCAGGTAGATGCCGTCTCCGAAGTTGACAGCCGCACGTTCGCCGTCGACGAGGCGCAGCGACATGTGGACCTTCTCAGCCCATTCGCGGAGGAACTCCTGCCGACCGGCGAGGAACTCAGCATTCGCCTGTGAGGGCCCCGCAGTGTCCGGGTCGTCGGATGGTTCAGCCGTCGGGTCGTAGTCCTCAGCGCCGGGCACGACGATCTCCTGAGACTCGCCCAGGAGGTGCGCGAGGACCTGATCGACGATGAGCGCAGCGTCGCCGTACTCGCGGTTCTCATCCGCATCGTCTTCGCCCCGGATGAACTCGCGGGCAACGTTCGCCTCGTACGCAGCGAGGACCATGTACGCAGCAAGTCGCCGTTTGTCTTTCGCGGGCAGCCACGTCTTCGCTTCCCAACCCCGCATTCGGGCATCGTGCTCGTCTTTGAGCGGGGCCTTGTGTGCGAGGGAAGACCACGCATCGAGGATCATTTCACGAAACGCCATGTCACTGTGTCCTTCTATGTGCGGGAGGTTCTAGCGTACCGCTCCGGCACCTCAGCGAGGGGTAGGTCAGTGGTCGCCGGGGAGATCGTCTCTCAACCCGGCTTCGTAATCGGCGAGGTGTTCCTCAAAGTCTTGATGACGCCGTTGCTGGAAACTGAGCGCCATTCCAAGGAACCCGACGAACACTCCGCCCCAGAATAGGGTCGTTGCGAGGCCGGGGTTTGTCTCGGTGAGCCAGACGATCCCGCCGACGATCCCGGCGATGAACCCGATCAGTCTCATGTAGCCGAATGCGGGGGTGTCGTTGGGGAGTCCAAATGCGGTTGCCATGCCCCGACGGTACGCCACCTGGTTCAGCCTTGCGCCGTCTCCTCGAACAGCGTCAACTGCTTCGGTTTGGGGAACGGGAAGAACAGCGGGGTCTGGCAGAACCGCGGAGTCTCCTCGAACGTCCAGTAGCCGTACGTCCCGTATTCGATGCGCCCCGTGCTCGTGCGCCCACCTTCTGTCTGGCTGATGATCGTCCCGTCGGGGAGCCCGAACCTGATTGCCGTGATCGGGCCGCTCTCGGTGTCAAGGGTCACGGTGTGGGAGGTCATCGCATCCACCTCGCTTCGAGTCCTTCGGGCTGGCAGACGTGTGTGGCCCCTACAGCGCCCGTCGCTTCGGCAGTGGCACGAGCGGAAGCGAGGGCGGTCGCGATGACTGTGC